TAGTAACACCAGTGGCATCATCTAATCTACTCATGACATTTGACCATCTTTCAAATGCTGTTCTGAGTTTAAAGTCTTCATCATTAATAATTGTAACTGTCCAATCATCAAATGTTCTGTCTCCAGCAACTTTAAGTGTTCTTCCTCTGAAAGGAATCTCTATACTACCTAAGTTTGATGCAGGTAGTGCAGTTGCTTTACATAGAAACTTAAAGATACCATTTTCTGAATCATCTCCTGCACTCCATGCTTCAGAAATTGCTGAAGGAAAAGTAGGAATTGATACCTCAAACAGATTGGGTCTGGTACCACCACCAATCAGTTTTGATTTAAATTGTGAAAGTGTTCTTGTTTCAGCCATTGTTTTAAGTCCTCCTTATGTTATTCATCTAATGGTTAAACAGTTCCTACAACTTCTTCAAAGCTAACTCCAGTACGAGTAGCAACGAAGGTTAGAGTAACAAAGTTGATAGACTTGGTTGGTTTCAAGAAAATATCAGCTCTAAACTCATTGTTGTCAATAACATCAGGGGTGTTATTAGTTTCATCACAAACAACTAAGAAGTCAAATAAACCCCTCTTAGCTTGAACATCCCTTAAGAATGGTTCAACAATGTTCACAAAATTAGATCTTGTGTTCACATCATTGAGTTCAAAGAGTTGAGCATTTGCTGCTCCCTCTAGTGATTGTTCAATTGTTAGGAATAATCTTCTAACATTGATTCTATCAAATGCAGAAGCATATCCTAGTCCAGTTTTATCACCAAAGAGAAGTATACCTGCTCCCTTCTGATTAATTATTGGGTTAATTCTAGAAGAATACAGTAGATCTCTCTGTTCTTTACTTGGACTGTATGCTAATTTAATAGCATTATTAATGATTCCTCTCTGTTGTCCAGCAGGTGAGAACCAAGGGAATGCAAAGATTCCAGTTCTTACCATCAATCCAGCAACATCACCATTACATGGAACAAATCTGAACTCATTATTGAATCTATCAAACATGTATTTGTATCCAGTGTCAAATACACAGTATGATGAGGATGATAATGGACTGAAGAATTTCAGTATATTATTGGTTTGTGTTCTTGCATTGGTCACATTAACAACATTTGCCCTATGTGGACTAACTGTTGCCATGCAATCTTTTCTCTTACCAGCAATAGAAATCAGTAAGTTTGCTTTTGCTTGTGATTCTTGCTCTGTAGAACAACCAGGACCCATCATTAAGAAGTCAACTGCTACATCATCTCTATTCTCAAATAGATTATATGATGTTAATAGTGAACCAAGTGTTGCTGTATAGTTACCTGTTCCAGAACTATAATCTTGTCCACCTGTAAATGTATAAGATACATTTCCTAAACTAGCAAAGTGTACTCCTTGTGCATTTTGTCCCCAAGTACCATCAGCTACTGAGAACTTAGTATAGTTTGGACTAGTTCCACCTCCTGTAAATCCATCTACTAATGGTACAGTATTGAAATAAGCATCATGTGCTTGAGATGGGTTATATCCAGCATAGATTTGAGATGAATTTAAAGCAAGGAAATCTTTATAATAAGTTTTCTTACCTGTTTCACCATCTGCTATGGCATCTTTTGCCTTAGAGAGATTTAAATGTGTCTCTAAAATATTACCTTGTATTCCTGTTATGCTTCCTGTGTCATCTATGACTACAATATGCATTGAGTCATTTTTACCTTGTCTTGAAGCAACAAAGTTACTAGTTAATGGTTTAGGTGCTATAGTTTTCCAGAAAACAGTTGAGTTAGTTAATCCAAGAGTCTGTGAATCATACCAATCAGTTTGTGTTGCAATTGGTTCAGATCTTCCTGTTGCCCCGCCACCACCAGTATTAATACCAGCATTGTTTACAAAGAATAATGTCTCACCAGCTTCAAATGAGTTGATAGGATCACCTTCAGAGTAATCAATCTTAGTTTCTGTACCACCAGATGATACTCTTGATACAACCTTAACATCAATTGTTGACTGTTTACCAGTTGCATCTGTAGAAACACCTGTAATAATTCCTTTCAGGTATCCTGTAAAGGTTGATGTTGTTCCATCTCCAGGTATTGTTGCAGCAGTTATTGCTGTTGTTACACCAAATCCAATGACCATACCAGCATTGCTTGGATCATCAGTTGTGATTCCTAATGTCTGGTCAGCAGCATTATCAATAAAACATACTTTTAAATTATTTGCCCAAGAACCAGGAGTTTTTGCTGCGTATGTGAAGTTAGTTGCAGTTTTGAAATTTGCTTCATAGTCATCAAAGTTTTTAATCTTTGCTGCACTTGTTGATGCAATACCCACACCAGCATTTGCATTGTTTAAATTGTCATCATCAGTTCTAACTATCTTAAGAACTCCCCCATAAGTAAGGAATGATGAAGCAGTCATCCAATACTCATACTGCGCATTTGCAGATTGTGGTTTTCCAAATGTATCAATAAGACCTTGTGATGTATTGATTTGAGTGACTTCATTTACAGGACCTTTTACAAATGGACCTGCAATTCCACCAATGTTATCTAATACGTTCTCAGCTCTTCCTACTGTAAGATCAACTTCCCTGATTAATACACCAGGAGATAATTGAGGAGTAGCCATGTTTTTTTCCCCTTAAAAAATTCTCAGTTTATCTGAAAATATTTATTGTTTTTAACTTTTTCAGAGGGGAAGCTATGCATGAACAATTACCAATCAGGATACAACCAGTCTGTAAACACTCTTTGTCTCTTTCTATTTTGTATTACTCTTCTTGTAGTGCATACTTTACACTCATATGAATATGCTGATGGCAGAGTCCCTCTTTCTTTCCTAGTTAAGTAAAAACCATCTATCAGGTTTTTAGTTTCACCACAGGTTCTACATTCTCTTTCAGAGAGAAATAAATGATTATAGGTTATCTGCTCATCTATATCCATTATTTCTCAGCAGCATATAAAGCAAATGTAGAAGTAGTTATAACAGTCATCATATTAGCAATATTTTGTTTGGTATCAGAGTCACATTGTTTAAGAGTAAAACATCCAATTATTGTTGCTCCTACAATTCCCAACTGAAATAGGATTACAACCCTAATAAGATTTATAACTTGTGTTTTACTCTTCTTGTCTTTCATTAGTCGTGTTTACACTCTCTGATATCAGACCAACCACCTTGATCTATCCACATTGTATAGTGTGGATTGTTCCATGAATCACTAATATTATAAGAAGGCATAATAACTTCTCTAATATATCTTCTGTTCTCACTTGCTGTCATCTCTATTACTGAGTCAGAGTGTTCAAGTGTTGCGACTCTACTCTGTAGTCCTGATAAAAACCAAACCATACCACCTGCTTGTGCTGCTAGGAATGTAATTATAGCAACAGGCATTTTAAAATCTTTCATATTAATTAATTAAGTTATACTATCTATTATTCTATAATATCAAAGAACCAATTGATTTCCCTAATATAATCAAAAGTACAACCTATGTCCTTATCACAATTCATTTCATATTTCCTATCACAAAGATAATTTCTTAACTCTTGTATAGAGTTAAATGATCCTTGAGTTTCCATATCTTGGTTATAAAGAACGTATGTCATAGTCATCTGTAGTCCCACATATATGATTTATCACCATACTCATCTACATACCATCTATCACCTTCATTATCAATAAAACTAGTATCATCTAATCCATCTTCAATAAAACCAAAAGGTGACATATCTTGTTCGATCTGATCTCTTTGATCCTCATAGAATCTCTTTCTTACATCTTGATCTGTAAGTTCTTTGAAATAATCTTGATTGACTAACCAAGCATAGATGACAAGACACATTGCTAAGTCATCATTACATCCTTCCTCTGCTTCAAATGAGTTGCTTTTTGATATGAATGTAGTTAATTCAGAAAGTATATCATAATCTTTGAATAGTAATTTATCAGACTCAATCATTGTTTTAAGATTAAGAGCACCAACTTTTTTAACAGTCTTAGACATCTTAACTCCTAGTTGAGTTTTCTTTCCTGAGAATCCTTGTCCTACTATTTGACCAGCTCTTCCTCTCATTGATGCCATCAATAAATTTTCATACTCAAGATCATAATGTAAAATACTTGCAACTTGATCTCCTATATCATTTACTTCACATAATATAAATGCATTGTTATAATTCTTTGCTACTTCCCAAATAATATTAGGAAACAACATTGGTTTAATTTGATTATCTCTATACTTTGCAACTATTTTATGAGGAAACTCTGTGATATCAACAACTACAAATGCAGAGTAATCATTTCCAACTCCTCTGGCAACATCAACTGTAGTAATATAATCATGTTTTTCTTTTACTAGTTCAAATACATCCAAACCTGCATTCTGTGTTAGTGGTGCATCATATACTAAACTTTTTAATTTGCTAGGTGCTATTAAAGTATCAACTGATCCTAAAAATTCACACTCAAACTCAATCTTAAATTGCTGTTCTGATGTGTTAGCAATTGTTTGCTCTTTCCATATCTCATCTCTACCAGGAACTTGAGACCAGTGAACATCAGTGGGAACATATTCATTTTTTCCTTTTTCTGCATCATGCCACATCCTATAGAAGTGGTTCATTCCATGAGGAGTAGAAACTATGATGACTTTGGTGTTTTGGCCAGAAGTAATAGTAGGATATACAGAGGCAAAGAACGAGTCAGCAATATGATTAGGAACAAAGGCGAACTCATCCAGAAAAAGAATGTTGAAAGACATACCTCTAACTGCAGATGCAGAGGTAGATGCTGCCAGTATTTTTGATCCATTTTCTAACTCCAGTGATCCTCTATTCCAAGATAATATACCTTGCTGCATCCATTTAGGTAAGTTTTCATATGCAGTTTGCAATCTACCTAATAATTCTCTTGCAGTTGCAGCTTTGTTTGCAAGAATACCTACATTTACACTATCATTAAAAACAACATAATGCAATAGATATGATATAACAGTTGTAGATTTACCTGTCTGTCTAGGCATTTTACAAATGTTAAATCTATTATCATGAAAATTATTAATTAACTTCTCTTGAAAATCATATGGTGCAAAAGATTTAAGACCCTCATCAAGAGTCACGATCTTCACATAGTTCATGGCAAAGTAAACAGGATCATCTTTACATTTTAAATACTCAGCTACATTTTCTTTTGTAAACTCAATTTGAGTATTTGCTTTTTTTAAATTAGGATTACCAAGATAGATTTCACTCATAATAATTTAGATCAGCAATTCCAACGTCTAAGTGCTTTATTTATTCTTGAATCTGGATCTCTTGCAGTTTTAGCAGATGTAAGTCTCTTCTTCATTCCTTTCATTCTTCTGCAGAATGATAATCTTCTCTTTGCAGACTTAGATCCTTTTTTAAGTTTTGATGGTTTAGTTGTAACTGCTGTTTTCAACTTAGAACCAGGATTTTCTCTTCTATATGCATCAACTGCTTTCTGACTTAATCCATCTGTTTTATCTTTGCGATTAACTTTCTGCCAATCTTCTTTCATATCATCTGTTCCAACATGAATATAAGAATCACTTGAATCAAATGATGTTACTTGAAATCTTTTTAAAACTGAACCAGGATATATCTTAGTCAAAGCATTTTGAACTTCTGCTTTTTGTGGTTTAGATACTTTAGGAAAGAACATTTTTATAGCATACATCTTTCCTCTCCAAGTGAAAGTTAAGTCATATACATTTCCATGTTGAGTTGGTATTCTTGCTGCTTCATCCATTTTCTCAGCAGTCTTAGTAGTATCAGTATCCTGTGTATCTGTCTTATCTAAAGTCTCTTTTCTTTTCTTTGCTAACCTCACATTTAATCTAGCCATCTTCTTAGAGATCTCTAGTTCTTGAGGAGACATCATGACACCTGCTTCACTTATGTTATCCCAAGTTCCACCCTTCTGTTTGTACCACTTACATGACCAATCATGTGCTTCATGTGAATAGAAACTAAATTTCTCTTCTGCTAATTTTTTTGCTCTATCCCATAGTTTAGGATTATTAAAAGTATTGTTTTCTTCAAAAGTCTTTAATTCTTTTGCTACCTCTGCTCTTTCTATAACCCTCTTTACCATAGGACTACTATATGATTCAGACTTAGTTCCTGACTGATCTCCACTAGGATGAGATTTATAATCTTTCTTCTTAGCAAATGTTTTTACCATTGTAGGTTTTGCTGCTCCAGACTTTTGCTGTTGACCTGGATCTTGTTCTCTCTTTCTTCTAACTGCAGCTGCTATCTTTGCTTTACCTTTTTTACCTTGTCTTTTTAGACTTGCTAATCTTTGAGATGAAAAACATTTAGGAGTTTTAGTTTCTCCTTTTTCATTGGCACAGGGAGATCCATCAGCTTGAACCCAACCTGGTTTACCATCTTTTGATTTAGATTTTCCAAACCAATCTCTTAAAGATTCGTTCACTTGATTACTAGTATCCATGTTCTTATTTATAGTGTTATGAGTCTAATGCAAGTACAAGACCAGTTGTGACCTCTGGCACAGACTTCCAATTATCACCATCATAAAATTCAAGTTTTTTAGTTGTAGTATTGAAAATTACTGCACCTTGTGTGAAAGATCCAGCATCTCTTGTAGTTGTAGTATATAAAGGAAGATATAATGCTTTTGATGCTTTTACAGTATGAGAAGTAACAATACCTGAGAAAACACCACCACCTTGATCCAAGGTTACACCAATACCTGCAGCAGTAGATCCAACATTAACTGATGTAGCAGTTAAAATACCAGTTACTGTTGTGTTTGTTGAGGTTTGAGAGTTAGTAGTTCCATTAACTGTAAGATCACCTGTAACAGTTATATTGCCAACTTGAACATTAGGTGTTCCAGTTAGACCTTGAGCATTGACTGCAACAGTAGCAGTTGATGCATTACCTGAAGTATCTTGATTACCTGAAGTGTTAACACCTGGTAAATTAATAGCAGCGCTTCCATCAAAGGATACACCACCTATTGTTCTAGCAGTTGCAAGTTT